AAAAAACTTTTAGCTAAGTCTGGCATAACTCTTATTTATGCAGAAGAAGAGTCCGGTATTCATGTAATGTGGAACGCAGGAATCGGCATTGCAAGAAAGAACGGAACAGCGCTACTACTAGTTAATGACGATCTAGAACTTGATAAAGGTACTGCAGGAACTCTTGCATCGCTACTTGATTACAACAAGAACATTAGCCTGTTATCGGCAGGATACGACTCTAAACCCTTTAATACGCCCATATATAAAGTAGTCAGCAACGCTAGAGGCTGGTACAAGCAGGATGAGGGCCTCGCTGGCTGCTGCATGGCGCTGTCAGCAGACTTAGTTCAAGTCTACAACTTTGATGAAAATCTTAAGTGGTGGTTTGGAGATGACGACATTGTCAACTGGTGCGAAGACAACGCCTACGGGGTAGGAGTCACCAATCTTGTGGAGTATCGAGATAACACGTCGTACACAACACTTAATGACCCACCGAAAAATTTTAAAGAAATTACTGAAAACGACCGAAAAACTTTTGAGAAGAAGTGGAGCATAAAATGACCAAAGAACTAGTAGATATTTTTATTCAGGATCTTGAGCTAGACCCCAGTGATCAGCGGGCACTTGTCTCGTTAAAAGTTGCACTTCTAAAAACATATAACGAAAAAGTAACTGCAATCATTCCCAGCAAGTCCAACACCGGTGGGCTAATTACAGTAGTCGAGTCGCTAATGACTGACCCTGCGGTTGAGCAAATTGTTGTAGTAGCAGATGGAAATGCAGCACTTGAGCGCTATAGAGAACTTATGTACCAATATCCAAAAGTATTGCTTACCCAGGTGAGGCTTGGAGCTGGAATCCATGTAATGTGGAACATAGGGCTAAACATTGCTAGAGGTCATGGAACCACGCCTATTTTTATCAACGATGACATTATTCCAGGACCAAATTCTTGCGGTCTTTTGGCTGCACTTTTAGCCCATAATAGTGAATACGGAGTAATCTGCCCAGACTATGACGGAAGAGTTTTTACCGAATTAGTCCACCCTGTCTCTGAAGTCTGCGGGGCTCGTTATGACGGGACTGGCGGTCTTGGCGGGTTCTTTATGGCATTAAATAAAGACCTAGCTAAAGAATTTACTTTTGATGAAAGAATGAAGTGGTACTACGGAGACGATGACATCATGCGTTGGTGTAGATCGAAAGGCCGTATTGCGGGAATTGCAAGAGTGGCAACCTGCAGAGGGAACACATCATTCACAATTATCCACGACCGGCCAGAAAATTTTAACGAGGATACAATGAATGATGAAAGAGTCTTTAGAGCAAAGTGGGGACTTTAAAGTTCGTCAAGAGTTTCTTTGTCTTTAGACAATTTTGCAATTCTTGCAGCTTCAGCTTCTTTTTTTGACTTCTTTTCAGCAACTATATTGTGGTAAGCATTTACGGCATTTGAGCTTGTGCGACTTCTCCAAACAAACTGACACTCATTACACTTAACAAGACGCACTGTTGTCCACCGACCACCGTCTGGGTTTTCCGCAATATATGGCTCTAAACTTTTAGTGGTGGCTCCGCAGTTTAAACATTGGGGATATCTATCTCTACGAATCTCTGCTCCGTCAGAGTTTACAGAAAGAGTTCTACGAATCTGGTGCTCATCTTTACCGCCCCAGATTCCCCAAATCATATTATTTTCTAGGGCCCACTTAGTACACTCTTTACGCACTGGGCATGCTGCACAAATACCTTTAGCAACAGATTTTTCTTTCGAGTCCTCAGAGAAGAAAAAGTCTTGAGCGCCTCTGTTTTCTTTCTTAGCGCACTCGCCTTCTATTTGCCAATCTTGACTCTTACTTGGTTCCCATTCACTCACTAAGTTCTACCCACGTTACTTCAAGGATGTTGTCCACTATGTTTCCGTAGTAGGTCTCACCGCGCTTATCACATAGGGAGAGATGTCTTTCATCATCAATAAATCCGCAATAGCCTGTTGTGACAATTCCAGATTCAGCTAATCTAAATGCAGCCCCTAAAGAGTCAACAGAGCCGTCTCTTTGTAGTGACGATGCTAGAGCTCGTCTTACAATTTCATTTTCTAGGTCAATATGACCATGCGTGAAAAATATAATAGAAGAGGGCCTGGCGGGGATAAATCCCTCACCAGACCACTCAATCCAAAGGCTTTCGCCAGCTCTAGAGTATTTTACCATTACGACCTTATGCGTTCAAGGTCTATTTTATCATAAAATATCTAAATTTTTGTTGTTTTTATGCGTCGCTCATGTTCATAAGCTTTACGTAGAAAACTCCTTCATACAGATAGTCTGTGCTGTCAGATTCTTCTACATTAGCTTCAATATTAAATTTTGAAAGATCGACTAAATCTTCAGTATTGTACAAATTTGAAATAGCAATCTGTACTTTTTTAATAAGTTCGTCCATACTATTTGCGTTGTAAGAAAGTTTCAACGTTCCTCTAAGCATTATCGAACTCTTTTCTGTAGACTTTCGGGGCGGTAGTGGACACCATCGAGGAAGGGGTCTTTCTCATCAGTAGACTTAAAGATAATGTCTCCTGAACGAATTGCAGCAACGATTCCTCGACGTCCATTGTGGATTTGACCAGTGCTGTCTGAGAAAGCGTCGTGACGAACACGAACAATGTCTCCCACATTTACTTGACCCCGTTGAGAATCAATCCACACTTCTTCCGTATTGATTGTTACAAGAGAGTGGCCTAAGCCTACTTGGCTAAAAATATCCAAAATCTGTTTAGACTGCTCTTCGGGAACATCAATTTCTTCCCATGTCTTGAGAAGAGCTAGTACAGCTTTCCCAGTGCCAACTCGTACCTTTGCATCGGCAAACTGCTGCTTAACCCACTCATAATTTATTTTTCTTACCATTGGTTTCCTTCTTTCTTGGAGAGATTTAGCAAACTCTCCAGAGATTTTAGTGCTTCTTGTTTTTCAGGAATACTGTTTAGGTATTCAAGTTTTTGGCTAATAGAGAGCTTCAGACGCTGCTCAGGGGGCATAGCTTCGATTGTGGGAGCCAAATGAGACCATGCTGGCCCAATTAGTGATGTAGTACTCCAGTCCGTATATACGGGCGTAGAGGCGTTTAGAGCCTGTATGTAGCGATATGTCCACCAAGTTTTATCGCCTTTTACAACCGAAACAAGTGCGCATGCAGACTTAGAAATTTGATCAAAAACATGCACATCATTGTTCCCCTTAGACCAACGAAGCGGAGATATCGGAAGTGAGAGCATTGAAATAAGCTTCTTAGTTTCCCGGTGTTTGAGGTCGTCAGCGCACCACTTTTCTGATTTTTCAACGAATAAAAGGTCGTTAGAGATTAAGTGTGAGTCTAAATTTACACCGACAAGGCTGTCTCCAATAATGGACGGAAGGCTGCTTTTCACATGCTCCTGAGATGTCCAAGGGAGGCTTGGGTATATAGTAGTAGGCCATTGCTCATCGTTTAAACGACTAATTGCTGACCGAAGCCTGTCTTGCATAGCTTGGTTTGTCACAACGTGCTCAAAACCTTTTCTATACGAGTAGAAGCTTTTTACTAAATTTTTAGGGTTATTGTGGATTGCTTTAATGCTCACAGGAATTTGATTAGTTCCCGGGGCATCAATAAATAGCTTGAGTTTTGGATCTTTCCACAACATATCAATAATACGAAGGGCACCGTACACTCTGTTAGAAGCAAGACTTGTGAGAGGACCGACTCCTACAAGTACGCAATCATACTCTTCTAGGTGGTGGTCAAAGATTTCAAAAGTTGGATCTTCCCAAGTAACTTCGTGCCCTGCTTCAGTAAGAACTTTATCGAGAACTCCAGCGAAACTTAGTGTACGCGAGTTATTACGACGTGACGCTTGAGGGGCAGTCATCCCTGTCAAAAAAATTTTAGCCATGTTGTCTTTTCTGTGTGCGGGGGGGTGCCGCCCGAAGACGACACCCCCATTTTTCCGTATTAGAACGGAGCTACTGCAGGGGCAGCAACTGGTGCAGGTGCAACCACGGGGGGTACAAATGCAGGCGCGGGCGCAGGAGCAGGAGCGGCCACAGGGGCTGCTACAAATGCCTCCGCAACAGGTGCAGCAGCTACGGGAGCAGCAGTTGCACCAGGAGTGGTGACGTAGTAGCGGTTGATCTTGTTCTTGCGGTTACCCTGGTAAACTTCCGAAGCAATCTGAGCACGGAAGGTGCGACCCTGGAGGGTTGCCTCGATCTGAGCGTTGCTGGGGTTGTTGGTCGTGAAGAACTCACGAGGAATGCCCAGGGCTGCCATCTTTGAGAAAAAGATACCAAGGGCGTTCTTGTTCTCAGGTGAGATGGTGATGTTGTCCCAGATGAGACGGTTGGCGTGGGGCCCAGACTGGACCTGTGCCTTGACTGCGAACATGGTCTTGCCAGTGCTCGTCGTCTTTGCGGGTGCCTCAACAATCTTGAGGTCGTAATCGCCGTCAGGAAGCGGCTCGTAGCTACCGGAACCTTCGCCGGCGTCTTTGACCAAATCGGCCCAATTGAGTGAACTCATGTTTTTTGTTTTCCTTAATCTAGAGGTGGTGAAGTCTAGGACTTCGGTGTTTCGGTACGCGTACCGAAGATCATGTCGAGCATACGCTCAATTCCAAGGTTTTCCTGCTCAACAATCGAGCCAAGTCGTCCTTGAACACGCTCCCCGGCTTCAACTTCTTCAGTACGTTCTACGTACATCCGGCGTGCCCGGTAAGGCAAACCAGTTGGGTCGGGATTTTGAATGTTCTCGATAGCAATGTACCCAAGAACATCGTAAAAGTATGGTGCCTGAACTGCAAGTTGTCCTTGCAGATATGGGTGCATACGATTATCCTGTCCCCGACGTGCCATTGCCGTCAAGACCACAGCCTCGAGAGGCTGAGTCGGGTGCATCGTGAGATCACGGAGGTCACGAAGAAGGGCACCCATGTGGCGAAGGAGTTCGCCCCACTGCTGCATTTTCATCTGTTCCGTACCTGCGATGTTGTCCATGCACTTAACCTGGAGCTCCGAGATGGAGTCAATGATCAAGGACTTGAACTGGTGCTTGCCGCTCTGAAGCCACTGAAATGCCTTCATAACGACGTCATAGTCACGAACCTGGACTACAACTGTGTCCCACGTACCGTCCGCCATTGGCGGCTCCTCACGCATGGGGTCCCAGTACTTGACGTTGATTGGAAGGAAGCGGTGGCCACCCTCCACATCAAGCATGAGACGAGGATATGGTGCTGTGACAGCAAAAGACGACTTACCGACTTTCGACTCGCCATAAACCATAAGAGTTAATGATCGCTGTACTTCAGACATCACTCACTTCCCTTCTTCTCTTCATCTTTTCCGTAGTAACCGTACGGGTCAGAAACCTCGTACATCTCACTGATTGCTGCTTCGGCGGCGCTTCCGTCGTCGATTAGTGGGCAAATCGTGTAAAACTGACACTTCCACTTGCAGTCCTTTGTGGGACGTGGGTAAGCCACGAAGTTTGGGTCAGCTCCCTCATCAAGTGCCTTTTTTACACCAATGAGATCACTAATTGCTCCGTGAATACGCTGCCAAAAAGCTCGCATTGTAAACACGTTGTGTCGTACCTCAATCTGCTCGTAGAAAGGTGGACGTGCGTTAGCCGTACGCTTTACTTTCTTGAGCAGCGTGAAGATACCACCTTCGGAACGTTCGCTCGGATCTGTATTCTGAGCATGTTCCAAAAGCATGTAGGTGAGGATTTGCTCGTTCATCTGAGCCTGACTTCCAAAGTCAGAGAACGACCCACCTACGGTCTTGAAGTCGCGGAACATACGAACGCCATCATTCTTACGACGAACTCGCATATCCAGCTTTCCCTGAAGAATTACTTCGCCATTGAACAATGGCATTGAAATAATTTCTTCGTTAGAGATCTTATCAAGATTAGAGTCGATACCCTCTTCGTCCATCCACTGGAGGTAACCCTCCAGCATGATACGACCAAGTTCTGCTTCTGCCTCAAGTGCAGAGGTGTCACGGAATTCAGCAACAAGCGTGTCCATGTCCTTATTCACAAGAGCCGTGTGCGCATCGAGCAAGTCGATGACACCGTCCGAAGAGTAGTATTGATCCAAAGCCTCATGGATACGTGAACCAAGAGCAAGAGCCCCCGTGTAGTCCTTCTTCTTTGGCATGAGACGTCGGTAGTAGTTAAGCCACCACTTACGTCGACAATCCTTGAACACCTGAATCTCCGAGTTGGAGAGGGTGTACGGCATTCCGCCGTTTGTTATTCCTTCAGTCATGTCTAGAGCTTACCAGCCTTATCGTCTTTTAGCAACTCGAGGAGCTTATCTTTATCACGAACAATCTGCTCAAAGTTGTCTGCTTTTGTTTCCAGAACTTGAAGAACTCGTTCTTCAATAGTTCCTTCTGTAACGTAATCCATGATAACAACAGAATCATGAATCTCTGAACCAATTCGGTGAATACGGTCCAAAGCTTGTTTGTGGTCAACTAGTGACCAAGGACGCTGAAGCATGATCAGACGTCGTGCAGCTGTAAGTGTAACACCAACACCACCAGCTTGCACAGTGAAAAGAATCCACTTAATCTTTCCAGACTGGAAGTCGTCAATAGCACGAGTTCGCTCATCTTCAGTTTGAGCACCCGTGATAAGACCGTGGGCAATGCCTTCCTTAGTCATACGAGCACTCAGTAGCTCAATGAGCTGACGAGAGACTGCAGCAACCGCAACCGAATCGTCTCCGAAGTCGCCTTCTTTGATATCATCCATGACTGCATCGACCTTGCACGACGGCTCAGCGAGAATAATTTTCTGCTCGAGTGTCGTTTCGTCAGTCACCATTTCAGCAAAAGAGCTAGCAAACTGGTGGAGACGAGTTGTTTGGGTAAGAACGCTAGGCGCTACGACAGTCTCTCCGACTCCCTCGAGTTCTGCAATCATGTGCTCACGCATGTCTTTATATGCTTTTGCCTGCTTTACAGACATCTCAACGTCACGGCGTTCAAACATCATTTCAGGAAGCCAAGGAAGCACACGCTGCTTAAGCATGCGACGCATACGAGGATTGATTGCAGCATGGAATTCCTGCTCCATAGAAGGCTTAACACCAAGAACCATCATTCCACCAAAAGCGTTGAGCATAGTGTCAACCATACGGTCAATCCAACGAGTCTTGCTAGGCCACTCATCTGGAGAAAGCCAGTGAAGAATTGACCACATATCAAGAACGTTGTTTGCAACAGGAGTTCCGGTAAGAGCAAATCGAATCTCTGCATTGCCAGAAGCAGCCCAAAGCGCACGAGTCTGCTTAGACTTAGGTTCCTTAGAGCGGTGCATCTCATCAGCAATTACTGACTGGAAGTCGATGACATTGAGCTCGCGCTGGTGGACTTCGCAACGAACTTCAGAGACACGATCATCGTGACCACCGCAAGCGCTACAACGAGCAAGTGCAACAGAGCCATAAGGAGCAAGGCGCGAGTGTGAACGAAGAGACTCCCAGTTGATGACATAAACGTCTGCTTCTTCTGCAAACTGCTTACGCCGCTGAGTTGCAGTTCCCTTGATAACCTGAACTTTTACTTCAGGCCACCACTTAGTGAACTCACGCTCCCAGTTCTTCTTAAGGGTGTTAGGGCAAACAATGAGAGCAGGAAATGGTTCAGTACCATCTTCTTGGAGCTTTTTAAGTGCACGAATAGCCTGAGCAGTCTTACCAAGACCAGGCTCGTCAGCAAGCAGCGCACGCTTAGCCGTAGCAAGAAACTTCACACCAGCACGCTGGTGAGGAAACAAGTCGTCGTCACCCTCTCCATCGGGGAGAACTTCAATGTCACGAAGCGCATTACTCGGGTCAACACGGGTATCACGCTCATGCGTAGCCCAAGCAGTCAAGTTAGAGCCAAGTGCAAGGTCATCTTTAAATGTAGAGCGGAGGGCAAGACAAGCTGACCAAGATACTGGCAATCTCCATTGCTGTACCTTGTTGTCGTAGCTTGCGCCAGGGATACTCTTACAGAGTTCCTTGTACCGCCAATCAGCGGTAATATAAATGTACTTACCGGATTCGTCCAGTTCTACACCAACGGGCATTTAGTTTCCTTTTGTCTCTACGTATAATACTATCACATTCTAGGAAAATTTATTTCCAAAAGTGGATAGTATTTTTAATTTAATAATCTAGTTGGAACCCAACCAGTTTTGACCAACCTTAGCAGACCATGACGTATTGCGTCAAGTGCGTGCCCCGCACCGCCTCGATGCCAGTACTCTAGCTTCTTTAATTTTTCGTTGGTAAACATTGCCATTGCATCCGCTGGCTGTTGATACATAAGTAGTTCTGGGTCCCGACCCTCATCTAACATAAGAGTTTTGAGGGACCCAATAACCTCAAGGCTGTATGGGGCCTGAGCCTTCTTTGCTGTCTGAGCATTAATAGTAAACTTTTCGCAAATGACTTCAAGGCTGTCTCCATAAAGTTCAAACATTTTTCTAGTCTCAAAAACAAAGTCAGAAAACTCTACTTCACCACTCCATTCAAGGATTGGCTCAGATCCAGGGTCAAGTGAGAAAAGCGCAAGTCCGGTCATTTTCCCGGGATCGACTGCAAGTATGTGTCTCATGTCCAAATCACTTTTTTTACTCCTTTTCGTTTTAACTGTCCTTCGCATTTTTTACAAGGCTTTGAGTCAGCAGGCGTTCCGTCTTTACGAACACGAGCTACGTAGACCGTAGCCCCGTAAGCTTTACTTCCAGCCACAAACAATGCCGCAATTTCTGCATGCATGTGCGACTTTCTCCAACTGCCAGTTGTTTGATCGGATACCAGTTTATTTACTGCCTCACCGACAACACGCCCATTAAGGACAACAACGCAGCCGTGCCTATAACGACAACGACTCGTGTCAGCAAGTTTAATTGCTTTATTGAGGTGCTTACTCACTAGTATTTCTCGCCCCAGTTTTCGAGAGGTCCGTCGACATCTGCAGTAAGAGGGACGGACCAACCTTCTGTAGTTGTCATACACTGCTTAACAAGTTGTTTCATCTCTTCAGCGTGTTCACGAGGAGCGTTGAGAACAATTTCGTCATGCACAGGAACAATGAGATACTCAGTAAGATCTGCTTGGTCCAGCTTAACCAAGTTAGACTTAAACACTTCGGCAGCACCGCCCTGAATAAGATAGTTGACCAGCGTATACACTCGATCATTGTCGCAGGGAAGTCGACGTCCAGTCCAGGTGTTGACGTAGCCCTCACCTTCAGCGCGAAGTCTTCGCATACCTACGTCTTCAACTTGTTTTTGGAACGAGGTCATTCCAGGGAATCGAATATCAAAAGCATCTGATACAGCGCGCATCTGGTCTTCGGGAACACCAGCGGTAAGAGCTTGTTTAGCAACACCTGCACCGTACAGACGTCCATAGACAACACCCTTAATAAGGCCACGGCGCTTATCCGACTTCTGCATCGTCGGGTCCCCATAAATTTCACGGCCAATTTCGGTGAACGGGTCTGACCCAGTTGCATCAGCAAGGTTAAAGAGGCTAATTAGGTTAGGATCCTGAGAAAGCGAGGCAAACATACGGAACTCAACCTGATCGAGGTCGGATGTGATGATCACGTGGTCGTCGTCTTTAGGCAAAAACGCACGGCGCACTGTGCTGTCACCTTTAGGCAAAGTTTGAAGAGCAGGTGCCGTAATTGACATGCGACCAGTACGAGCTCCAAGTGTCTTCACTGATGGGTGAACGAACCCATTAACATTGTCAGTCAGAAAGTTTTTAAAGTAGGTATTGGCAAGTTTATCTGCTTTACGCTGCTTAAGCACAACGTCAGCCAACTGCTGAATCTCAGGAGTGCCGTTAATCATAAGAGCCTTTATTTGATCAGCAGATGCTGATTTTTGCCCTGAAGGGGTAAACTCAGTAATTTCAGCGCCAAGTCCTTCAAGAATTTTAACCAGTTGGATGTTGCTAGTGATCGACGCACCGTAAGTATCTTTTCCCCACTGCTTTACGCGCTCGGTGTATTCAACCAGCTCGTCATATTTCTTTTGAGAGTAGTCAAGGTCAATACGAGCACCATTAAGCTCCATACGAGTGACAATTTTACGAGTAGCCATCTCAAGCTCATAGGCCTGAGCGTACGGCTTACCAGGACCGCACTTCTCCCAAAATTGTTCAAAGAGCCGCATAGTAAGGATTGTATCCAAAGCACCATATGCCCAATAAGGCTCAAAGTTGGTGGGAACAGTTCCCCACGTCCAGCCATTCTTTGTGAGCTCTTCGTCAAGAACGCTCTGCAACTGAGCAGCACGGGGGTCAATGTATTGCGAAGTAAGGCGCTTCAAAGCACCAGAACCCAGAGGATCGATAATCTGCGCCATAATCATTGTGTCGTGCGCACGGTGCCACGGCATATCCCAGCGTGATTGTACGTCAAACCAGCGGGCCTCAAATGCAATGTTGTGGCAGACAATCGGCCCATCAAACTTACCCATTGCTTCATAAAAAACACCGGCCCATTCATCCCAGGGGATAGACCAGCCGGTCATACCATCGCCCACCTGTACCAGGCGGAGACGCCCATGCCACGGAGACAGGGCGTCGTTACGCGGTCGTCCCGGCAATTCGCCAGTTTCAGTATCGATTGCAATAGCGTCGTGTGGCCGACGTTCTCCAAGCCACGAGATAAACTTCTCTGCTTCTTGAACGCTATTAACAAAGTTCAGCTGTACGCCGTCAAGATTTGTCATTTTTGTCCTTTTTGTCTTTGTGTGTCTAGAGTATCACAACTCTAAAAGATACGCAAACTAGTCTTCATCAAGGTCTAAATCTGGGTCTGGCAAGAAAGTAAACTCAATAATAGTGCCACCATCATCAAACTCATTGTCGTCGTACTCTTGACTAAAATTGTCGAGAGGGTCCATAACCCCTCCAGCGATAGCAATACCAATTGCATACATAGCTTCGCGCTTGCTAAAACCAGCATCAATTAGCGCTTTACCGATCTCGTGAAGCTCCACCGCTTTCTCGTGAAGAGAAGTAGTTTCGGGGAAGTCCGGGAGGGGTTCTTCAGGAGTCATACTCTATTGTACTACGGAATTACTTCGATCTTATATATTGAATCGATGGCAGAGTCTTTTTCTGCAGCAGTCTCCAACAGCCTTTGGGCAACGTTTGTGAGGTATCTTGCCCCGCCGTCATCGTACTTATATAGTGCTTCTAAAACCGCCTCTGGCTCATCCGAAACCTGAGCCCAGTACCGATACTTCTCTGGAAAAACAAGAGAAGCGCTTTCGTCCGGACCGCAAAGCTCGCAGGGAATAGAATCATTAACTAATTTTGCGTAAGAAATTTCTTGTAATTTGTATGTGTGAACTAGGCGGCACGCTGCGCCATGATACACGAGAGAAACGCCAACACGAGAAAGAACATATGATCCGCTCTCAGTTCGGTACAGCTCAAACTCAATCCAGCGCGTAGACCCTCGACGCCACGAAGTTGATTTACCGAGAAGACTCCCGTTAAACTGGAGTGTCCTGGCACCATCTTTTACTTCATACATAAAATTACTTTTCTTCGCTCTTGCTCTTTAACTCATCTAGCTCAGCCTGAAGTTTTTCATTGCGCGAACGCTCTATAAGTAAAAGTGCCTCTAGCTCAGCGTTGAGCCCCATAGACTTAGAAAGCTGGTCTCTTGTCACAGATAAAATATTGTTATAGAGTTCTTGTTTATTGTCAGTCATATTTTTCCTTTTGTAGTTCGTCTACCTCTATTCTACACGATTTAGAGGCCACCGTTTTCTATCCTTGTCTTTAAATCGTCAATTTGCTGCTGCTGAGATTTGACAACAGCTTGTAGTGCAACAACGTATAGTTGGTAGTGGACACTCTCAGGATCTCCTGATTTGCCGTAATCAACAAACCCGGTAAGTCCAGCATCGTGAAGATCTTCTGCAATGAATCCAACTTCAATTTCTGCAGAATCTCCTAGATCCTCTACAGCTTTAATATATCTAAATTTAACTGGATCAATAGAAAGAATAGAAGAAACGTCTAAGTTTGCAGGAACGATGTCTTGTTTTTTAGTTCTAGATGAGAGGTTGTATCCAAAACCTCCACCAGATGAAATCCACATAGCACGTCGGGTAGTTGTAATTTCGTTGTCATACGTGCTGTCCGAAGACAGGTTCCCACCGAAAGTCGCAGTTGGGCCTCCGGTACCGTTCCCACCAGCAATGTTGAGCGTAGTAGTGTCCTCGTCGCCAATGGTAATAGATCCGGCGTTGGCTCCCGCTCCTGCGCCAAGAACAATATTGCCCCCGGCTGAATTAATGTACAGTCGAGAAGGAACTCCATTATTGACACTTTGAATTGTTGAATACGGATTTACTCCGTTATCTCTGTGTGTGCTAAACCTAAGATTGCTATCGTCAGACAGTCCAATTTGAAATGGATGTTCTGTAGAGGACGGAAGAGCTTGGTTGGTATTTCCGTCAAGGGCGAGTTGGCCTTTTACAATAATTTTACCAAAATCGTCTGGAGTGACATAGGCAATAATAGAAGCTGAAATTGAATTAGCTGTGTCTATAGTGTCTGTGTCCGTTATTACATTAGTCGTGACACGTGTTTTTTTGGCAGCAATCTCTACACCGGTAGATGTCTGGCTAAGGATGGTGTTGATGTAGCTGTTATATTCTAAGTAATTTACGTTTGATGTCAAAAAATCCGGGTCAAGAGATCTCAGCACTCCGCCGTCAAAACGCATGTAATAGCTATCACTCGGGAACAGCCCAATATCTACAGCTTTACCAGCATTTTTACTAAAAGAAGGAATACGCTGAGTTGTAGGGAACCCAGAGACAGGGGCAGTAGCAGCCTCAGCGGGGGCTCCCCCACCACCAGCAGTGAAGGCTGTTGGCGATGTCCCAAGATATGTGGTAACTGCCGCTCTCTTTTTTAGAGAGTGAGGGAAGTCCTGATTAGAAAAGCCTAAGTAATCAATTCCATCATAAAAAACCTCTTGAGTGTCGACGTCAATATTAATCCACTCTGTACCAGAAGCATAGGATATAGTGTTGGGGGCACTAGTTGAGTTTGCCCACGCATATGAGCCAGATTGATTTTTAGTGTCTCCGTAGAATCCTGCAGGGGAACTTCCAAAGTTAAAGTTGTCGAAATAGGCTGCAACGGTTCCTACAGTTGTGGGATCTGCTGTAATTTTTACACCAGTTGATGCAGTATTAGCAAGATTTCCCTGGTAGAACCACGTAGGGTACTGAATGCTAATTGCATTTTGGTTAGCTAACCCTGTTGGGTTTAAGCGATAGTACTCGTCATATAATTTTTTACCGTCTACAACAACAACTCCGTCAGATTCTACGTTTGACGCGGGAGTGAGAGAAGTAATAATTGGACCAACGTTTGCAGAAGACGAGGTATCAAGTAAGTAGTCCATGTACTGAGTTGGGTCGGCCACAGTGTAATACTTGTTGTATCCGTCAGTCCACGATTGTGCAGAAGAGTCTGTAAGTACGTTGGCTAGAGAGGTAGTTGACGCTCCTCCAAGATTAAATCTAATTTCAGTTAAATCGTATTGAGGATAGATAACTTCGTGAACTCTTCTTGGTCTAGGAGTCCCGTCGTGGTTGGTTCTTGAGGCAAGTGTGACAGTCCCTGTTGCCCCCTCGTCGGCTTGCTCGGTTCCAATGTCAACGTATAGATTCGATCCACTGACATTAATAACCCTAAAAATTCTTTCAAATGCAGAGCGC